TAAAGAATATACTTGACCGTCATTAGTTATTTCATACAGCCCTTCCCATCCTCTAATGGGTTTTCTTTCTATTTGCTTGGCTGCTGATTGTCCATTTTTAACTTTCGTTTCCATATATTTATATTTCACTCTTGGGTTTAAATATCTTTAGGAGTTTCCAGCAATTAACAAAGTTTATTTTTCACAGTATTACTACTATGCATGGCTTGGCTTTATGCTAACCATTTGTCCTCGAGCCAGAGCATTATTGGTGTATTACCCAAACCTGCCATAACTGTATCTGCATTAGCGGCAGTAATTTCTTGTCCATTCCACTTTGCAGAACGAATAGTTACAGCTCTATCGGTATCGATCATTACGTTCCATTCGTAATCTCTCTGATCAATTGACATTACGTTACCAAGACCACCAGTAATAGCGTCTAAAGACGTACTATAACCATCATCCTTAGAACCGAATACATAAGAAATAACACGTGTTACTTCATACGGTCTAGTTAACATTGCATTTGAAATCATGTTTTCATCCACGCTCATTGTTCAACACGTGTCGTTAATACGTGCCCGTTATTTCGATTTCTAAAATAACTGCTTCATATTTCTATGAAGATCAGGTCATATCTTCATCTCATTGAGATGTCTACTCCTTCGAGTCACTTGACTCTACACCGTTGATAGCGGTTGACCGTCGAACCTCTAAGTTGATAATATCTACTTTTAAACCTTTTAAAACTCCTCGTTTTACATAATCTCCAGTATTAGCGTATTTATATATAATACCGCTGTTGGCCGGAGTAATATGCAACTGTTTTAATAATTGTTTAAAACCTATAATAGTAAAAGATTTACCATTAAGCACATTTGTAAATACATATGCTTTTTTAGTTTGCTTATAAATGCAATCATAACTTCCAGCATCTCTAGAATGTTTAATATTATCATAATGATTACACCATTCTAAATTACTTACAAAATTATTTAATCTATCAAAATCTTTGTGGTTTACTTCAGGTAAATTATCAGGATTATCAATAAACGTCATCGCAATCAATCGATGTACCTTATAGGTGTACTGTTTTTTATTATCCCCGACTAAAGACACCTGTAAATAACCATCTTTAGATTTTGCAGGTTTTAAAAACTTATTATACCGTTTAGAATATATTTTCCCATCTTTAGATGCCAAATAAAATTCTTCATATCCTGGTATAGGTTTCATCATATCATCAACAAATTTGGCTGCTGATTGTCCATTTTCATTTTTCATATTCTATGCGTTTAATTGTTACACTATGGTAGTACGCCTTTAGGATATCCCAGCAATTCAGTAGAAATGCATCAATGTGTCACCACATTGCGCCCCCGTTAATCAAGGTCTGAAAACCATTTACCTCTACCGATCTGTAAATTATTTAAAATTCCGTTATCCATAAATATTAATAAAATTTATTTAATTAAAGTAGTTGTACTGCGCGACTAAATATAGAGTTAGAGGAGTTGGTATTGATTCTTCTTGTACCTTTACTAACACCCGTAGATCTGAGACTCTGTTTCAGATTTTTAAT